TTTCTATGGTGAAGTATCTTTCGCACAAGTGGAAGACGCTGACAACACCTACGGTACAAAGTTAGGAGCAAAGTTCAGTTTCTAAGTGAAACACTTCAATGAGTTATGGATAGTAGTCTTCGGATTGCTATCCTTTTTCATTTTGGTAGAGTCAATGCACTTGAACTACCATAGGTTAGAGGCACCTCAGAGTCGGACCTCTAACTAATTCCCTTGACCTTACCCGCTACGGTCCGTTGTAGTGGTCAAGGAATGAACACTGGTATAGCGGAACTATACTAGACTCGATTAATCAATAAACAATGCCTTTTAATGCTAACACAACAACAGGTGGAGTAGTATATAGTTCTCCTGTTTGGGAAACAAAAATATTAGCAGAACAATGGGAAACAGATGCTGCTGGATATGGTCCAGCTAGTTCTCAAACTGCTGCTACTGATGAAGGTACTACTTTAAGAACAGTTACACCTTTAAATGTTGCTATCGGTAAGTACGAGAGACTACTTCTTAAGTATCGTATCCATTATCTTCAGAATACTACTGGTAGAGCTAAGTTCAAACTAGATACTCCAACAGTAACTTCTATTCATTCATCAGCTCTTGGTCTAGAACCTGATGGTAGTTTGTTTACTGACCTAGATGCAGCAGCTGACCCTACAAAAGACGTAGACGTTGCTGGTACAATGGGTTACTTTGAGTGGGAATCGGTTATAGAAAACGGTTCTACAGCTGGTACTGTTAGCTTTCAATTTGCACAGTATGTAAACAACGCAGCTCCTGCTATCATTCTTGAAGGATCATACGTTGAAATTAAGAAGTTCTAGATAACTTCGGATCGGAGGTTTTCCCCTCCTTTCTTGCGGGTGCCAATGGAAGAAAGTAGATTTCCAATCTAACTTAACAGGGGTTCGATTCCCCTCACCCGCTTTGGCTTTTGGCCCTGTACGCAGGATACCCTTTAGCCGTCTAGACGGTGGGATAGACCACAACAAAATGATCAAAAAATTTTCAGCTGGAAGAAAGTAAACAAATACATTAATTAAAAGATAATGGCTAATGCCACACAATCGGTATTAGGTTCAGTTAATAAGCTGGTATCTGATACCTCCGGTTCACAAACTTATGATAGTAAGTACGGAACCTACCTTAAGCTGTTCTCAGGAGAGCTATTTAAAGCTTATGAGTCAGCAACAGTTGCAAGAGATACAGTACAAAGACGTACATTAAAGAACGGTAAGAGTTTACAGTTCATCTTTACGGGTCGTATGCAGGCTGCATATCATACCCCAGGAACACCTATACTTGGTTCAGGTGATCCTCCAGTAGCTGAGAAGACAGTCAGTTGTGATGACCTACTTATCAGTTCAGCTTTCATTTATGACCTAGACGAAACACTTGCTCATTACTCTCTACGTGGAGAAATCAGTAAGAAGATTGGTCATGCTCTAGCTGAGTCTTATGATAAGAAGATCTTCAGAACGATTGCTTTAGCAGCTCGTCAAGCACATCCTATTACAGCATCTCCTGGCCCTGAGCCTGGTGGTTCTCAGATCAAACTAGGTGCTGGTAATGAGTATGATGCACAAGCACTAGTTGATGCTTTCTTTGAAGCAGCTTCTATTCTTGATGAGAAGAACATGCCTAAAGCTGGTAGAACAGCTGTACTATCTCCAAGACAGTACTATGCTCTAGTTTCTCAGGTATCTACTAACATCCTTAATAGGGATTATGGTAATGGACAAGGTAATCTAAATTCTGGTGAAGGTCTTTATGAGATCGCTGGTATTCAGATCAGACGTTCTAACAACCTACCTTTCTTAGCTGGTACAGTTAATACTGAAACTGGTGAGAACAATGACTATAATGGTGACTTCACTAATAGCTGTGGTTTGATTTATTATAAAGATGCTGCTGCTGTTGTCGAAGCTATCGGTCCTCAAGTTCAAGTAACTTCTGGTGATGTTTCAGTTCTTTACCAAGGTGATGTTATTGTTGGTCGCCTAGCAATGGGTGCTGCACATCTTAATCCTGCTGCTGCGATTGAATTATTAAACACTGCTTAAGAGGTATAAATTATGTCTCTTAAACCAGGAACAAACTACACAGTTACAAAACATACTGCAGTAGGTAGAGTAACATCAGTAACAAAAGATCCATTTTCTCCACGTGAAGTAGGTAGAACACATATATCAGCTCAGACTTTTACAGTACCTACATCTGATATAAATAATTCTGATCATTGTATACAAGTTGATCATAATTTGTCAGATGGAGATGCATTAGTATACCATAGCATGGGTGGCGACCCTATAGGTGGTCCTGCTGCTATGGATCCTGATACTGTTGAAGTTTCTATACAAGATGATACTATATATGATGTAGCTAAGGAACATCTTTTAGAAACTGGTGATAAGGTTAGATATGAGAATGGAGGTGGTGCTGATATAGGTGGTCTTACTAATGGAAATTACTATTTTGCCATTAAACTAAATGCTAATGGTATTAAATTAGCTACTACTTATAATAATGCACTAGATGGTATTGCCGTTAATTTAACTGGTCTTGGTAATGACTCCCAAGTAATTAAAAGACTCTTCCAAGATAATCAGACTTACTATATAAGTAGAAAAACTGGAGCAGAAACAAGTGAATTTTATTTACATAATAATAAAAACGCTGCGTTACTTTCTGGTGGAGGTGGTACTGATAAAATCGTAATTGACAACTCCTTAAAAGGTAACAATAACCAAATATTCTCTACATCATTCGGTCGCTTATCTCCTCAAGTAGATTAAAAAACATATTCTATATAATAAATAATTATGGCAGTTTCAGTTGCTAAAGGAAATAACGGTGTCTGCACAACAGATGCTGAAAGACTTTCCGTTTCAAAAACTAGTGGAGGCTCTACAGCTTCTGCTGTAAAATCCGTTACAGAAAACCTCAGACTTGCATACCCTGCAGTTGAGTGTAATATATAACGAACATATAAACACATAGGGAGGCTTCGGTCTCCCTTTTTTAATAATAACACTTATGGCTACCACAACAATTGACCTCGATACAGAACTATCCGCAGTGAATTCAATACTGGGAGCTATCGGTCAAAGTCCAGTAACATCATTAGGTTTACCTGAATCTGGTGAAGGGGATACAATTAATTATACCAATCCAGAAATAGCATTTATATATAATATATTAACGGAAGTAAATAAAGATGTACAAAATGAAGGCTGGCACTTTAATACAGAAAATCATGTAACTAAAAAATTAGATGCAGATGGAGAAATAGAGGTACCATCTAATGCATTAAGATATGATTTTTATAGTGAAGGTATAGATAAAACTTTTGATGTTGTTAAACGTAATGGTAAACTATATGATTTAGTTGATCATACTTACACATTTGATGAAGGTACATACTATTTAGATATTGTAACTTTATATCCATTCTCAGATTTACCCAATGCATTTCAACGTTATATTACTTACAGAGCTGCCTCAAGAGCTGCTGTACAATTAGTATCTAATCCACAACTAGTACAATTATTACAAACTCAAGAAGCTCAAGCTAGAGCAACTTGTCTGGAATACGAATGTAATCAAGGTGATCATTCATTCTTTGGAGGTCCACATGAAACTAATTATAGAAACTATCAACCATATCAAGCACTTAGACGCTAATGGCAAGTATAACACAAACTATACCTCAATATAACGGAGGTATATCTCAACAACCAGATGAAAAGAAATTACCAGGACAAGTTGTAGAAGCCAAAAATGTTTTACCTGATATTACAAAAGGTTTACTTAAACGACCTGGTGGTAAACTTATAGGTTCGTTAAGTAATGGTGGAAATAATTCTCAAACTAATGGTAGATGGTTTCATTATTATAGGGATGAGAACGAACAATACGTAGGACAAATCAGTAGAACAGGAGATGTTAATATTTGGAGATGTAGTGATGGAGCTGAAATGACGGTTGTAAATGATACTGATACATCAGATGCATTAGTATCATATTTAACACATACAGATGACGAAGATTTACAAACATTAACTTTAAACGATTATACATATATAACTAATAGAACTAAAACTACTGCAATGGGAGCAACAGTAGAACCTGCTAGACCTCCTGAAGCGTTTATACAATTAAAGAGAGTTGCATATGCTAATCAATATGCAGTTAATTTATTTGATACGATTAACACAACTTCAATATCAACTGCTATTAGATTAGAAATAGAAAGAGATAGGGATAGTTCTAATACTTGTATATTAGTAGATGTAGAGGATGAGACAGCTCACATGGCTGACCCTGGAACCTTACCTGGGGAGGGTACTGCGACTTATAGATGTAACAAAAGCGGTACAGAACCAAAGCATGATGATGACTGCCTACCTAATGTAGGTACTAAGATTTTTTCTATTGATTCAGGTACAGCAGGTACTGCTTCAGATGCTAATGATACTGCTTGGAGTGCTACAGTTAAAGATGTAGGAAATAATACAGTTACTGATCGAAAGAATTTATTCTTTAGAATAGTTACTACAGGTCAATCAGTTGCTCAAGGGAATAAAGCCACACCTGAATATTTTTCAAGATATACGACAACTCATGACTTATTATATGGTGGAGAAGGTTGGGAAGTAGGTGATTATTTTTATGTTTGGCTAAAGAATGCTAGGTATAAAATAACTGTAAAACAAACTAGTGTATCCAAGGTTCAATGTAACTTAGGGAAGATACGTCCTGAACCT